AAAGCATATCGTTATTTGAGTGAGGGTATTGAACTTGCTACTGAACTTGGAATACAAGTTGATGAGGCAGAATTAATTAGAACTAACTCAACAGGTCTAACAATCTACAACCCAAGTAATCTAGCAAGTATGATTAAGGGTATGAAGAACAAGCAATCAGCTAATACAAGAGAGGCTAAAATATTGGCAAGAAAACAATACGAAGAAAGTCTAAATTAAAGTTTGACAATTAGGACTATCTGTAATAGGATAGTCCTAATACAAATAGAAAGGTATATATGATAAAAGACAAAACATTTAGAATAACTTATTATTCTAACAAAGATAAAAAACACATAACTAGATTTGGTAAGTTTGATGACAAGTGTAGATATTGGACTAGTAAAGTTGGAACTGCATTAATGACTTATTTTGATATAGACGCACAAGGTTATAGAACTGCCAAAGACAGTTGGAAAGTGAGGTACTAATGGCACAACAAAACGAAGAACATCTAGAAGTAATAAGCAAGAACAAGGCGAAAGCCTATGAAGAACAAAAGTCCATGCGTCAGGAATTAATTGATTGGATCAAAAGTTGTAACACAATGCACATGCAAGAACTTCACGCAGAGATGACAAGAATGAAAAGGAGTTGGAAGTAATGCCAAATAAACATTTTTGCCAAGGACCACATTGCCATGAACAAGTTACACAAGATAGATTTCTAAAATCTAGAGGTGTGGTTCGTGGTCGTTATGCATATGCAACAATGGACAGAACACCTAATCAATATGGTTGGACACCCTCAGACGCAGATAGTTTTTTCTGTGGTCAACGATGTAAAATGCAATGGTTAGAAGTTAACATGGATAATGTTGAACATGGTCGACCAATAGAGTTTATCAGACACAGACGAGAGAGCCAAGGTTATGCCAAGGTTAAGAACGATGAGTCTAGGTGGGGTCCAGAATATTCTATTGAAAGGGTTGACAACGGACAGTTAATAGAATAGGATTGTCCTATTAACGAAAGGTATATATGACAACAGATAAAACAGAAAAAAGAATAAATAGATTTAATGGTGAATCTATTATGTTAACAAAAGAAGAAGCTATCAAACATGATAGACTATTCATTAACGAGTTAGCCGCAACACTAGAGGACAAAGCAAAAGGCTTTGATGGTGCATCGAAGTTATGGGACAAAGTCCGAGCGGATATAAATTGGTTTCGTAAAAACAATGCGGAAGCATACATGGTTCTACTAGACTAGGACCAACCTTTCTAACCTGGTATCTCAATAGAGGTACCAGGCCTCTCCCAAAATTTGAACTTTTTCTATTATTAATATATAGATATGTATATAAAGGGGTCCCAGTATGGCGTATATTTGCTAAGTTTTATACATACATAGCCTTAAAATACTTTTGGACTTTTTAAATTAAAGATGTAAAAATTTTTTAGAAAATTTTTTCGAATGAGTTATGGATATAGATAAGTTAAAAAAGTTTGAGAAATTACCACCTGATGTAAAAAGACAATTAGCTTTATATATGGCTAAGTGGAAAGATAAGAAGAAAGAAGCCGATATCCGAGAGGACTTTATGGCTTTTGTAAAACATGTCTGGCCAGATTTTATTGAAGGATCTCATCACAAACAAGTAGCTAAAAAATTTAATGACATCGCTACAGGTAAAACTAAACGTGTTATAATTAATATGGCTCCTAGACATACTAAGTCTGAGTTTGCATCTTACTTGTTACCTGCTTGGATGGTAGGTCGTAATCCTAAACTAAAAATTATTCAATCAACTAACACAACTGAATTATCTGTAAGGTTTGGTCGTAAAGCAAAACAACTTATGGATTCACCTGAGTACAAAGAAGTTTTTAAAACTAGACTTAGAGAAGATTCTCAAGCTGCCGGTAAATGGGAAACAGAACAAGGTGGAGAATATTATGCTGCTGGTGTTGGCTCTGCAATTACTGGAAGGGGTGCTGATCTATTAATTATTGATGACCCACATACTGAACAAGATGCAATGAACGCTCAGGCATTGGATAGAACTTATGAATGGTATACATCTGGTCCACGTCAACGTCTTCAACCTGGTGGAACGATTGTAATTGTAATGACAAGATGGAATGAAAAAGATTTATCCGGTCGTTTGATTAAAGCACAAAAAGAACCTAAAGCGGACCAGTGGGAAGTAATTGAGTTTCCTGCAATCTTACCAAACAAAAAACCCCTGTGGCCTGAATACTGGAACCTGAAGGATTTAGAATCGGTAAAGGCTTCTATTCCCCTATCTAAATGGAACGCACAGTACATGCAGAACCCGACCGGTGAAGAAGGAGCATTAATCAAACGTGAATGGTGGAAGGACTGGGAAAAAGATTTACCTGAGCTACAACATGTTATACAATCATATGATACGGCTTTTATGAAAAAGCAAACAGCAGATTACTCTGCTATTACTACTTGGGGTGTGTTTACACCTACTGAAGACAGTGGACAATGTTTGATCTTATTAGATGCAATCAAAGATCGTTTTGAGTTTCCTGAACTCCGTAGGGTAGCACTTGATCAGTATGGCTACTGGAAGCCTGAAACCGTAATCGTTGAAGCAAAAGCTTCTGGACTACCTTTAACTTATGAGTTGCGAAAAATGGGAATACCTGTTATAAATTTTACACCCTCAAAAGGTAACGATAAACATACGAGGGTTAACAGTGTCTCTCCACTGTTTGAATCAGGGAGAATATGGGCGCCCAAAGATATGGACTTTGCACAGGAAGTTATTGAAGAATGTGCAGCATTTCCATATGGAGATTATGACGATTTAGTTGACTCCATGACTCAGGCTGTTATGAGATTTAGACAAGGTGGTTTAATTAATCACCCTGAAGACTACGAGGACGAAGAACTACCTCAACAACAAAGGATATATTATTGATGGGTGCATTAGCAAAATTTTTACTATCAGCAGCAAGCCTTGCAAAAAAAGGTGTAAAAGAATCGGAAATTTTAGAATTTGCTAAAAGAGAATTTGGTGATGTAAGTGAATTCATGCGAGCTAAAATCAGAAAAATTTTTAAAAGTAAAGATGCACCAAGCATCAAGAATCCTGCTAAACAAGAAGGTGAAGTGGTTCCTTTCAAAAAGGATCAGGCTTCAGGCATCATGGCTTCAGATGAAGCTAGTCCTTTAATGAAAAGACTTAGTGAAGGAGCTCAAATGCTAAAAGGTATGAAGCAGTCAGGTATGGACCCAACTGTTGCTTTAACAAAAACACTTGCTAGATCTATTTTAAATAAAAAAGGCATTCAAGTACCGGATAGAGTAGATCCAATTGAAGTATTAGTTGAAAACTTTGGCGCTGATGTTTTAATGGATACTAAGAATGTAGCTGAAGAATTACTTGAGTTACAGAGAATGGGTAAGGGAACTAAAGGTATTGATGAAGTTTTAGAGCAGACAGGTATGTTTGATGTACAAATTAATAAAAATGCTCCTAAAGGACTTACTCAAAACGAACTGAGACAAATTAAAAAAGAAGTTGATCAAGAAAAAATGTTTAAAGATTTTGATCCAACAGATAGAGAACCAAATGCAGAAGGTGGACTAAATTCTTTAATGGCTTCTGACGATATGAACGAAAGACTTTTAGAAAAACTTTATGAAGATTTTTTAGACCAAGGTTTTTCTCCAGAAGAAGCTGCAAGAAAAGCTAGAGAAGCTTTTAGTGAAAGAGTTAATGTAGCCAATGGCGGTGGCCTAAAGTACTTAATGGGAATGTAATGAAAATTGGCGAATACGAACAGATGATGTCGTATCTTACACGACCTAAATCAACCACACCAATACAACCTAGAGAAAACTTTGCAGAAAAAGGTTTTGCAAAAGCTACCACTGCAAAAAATTTAAAAGAAACAGTTCTAAATTTTTTAGATGAAAAAACTTTTGTAAAACTTAGAAAAGAAAATAAAAATTTAACTAACGATCAATTTGCTAAGTATTTAAATGAACAAACTAATTATATTCCAGATCCAAGACAAGCTGAAAAATTTCAAGGAATATCTATAGATAGAAGATATAATGCAGCTAAAAAGAAAGGTCTGTTTCCAAAAACTTTTGCATACGCTGGATCTGATAAAACTAGATTAATTACAGACAAAGATAGAGCTGAATATAAAAAATATGTAAAAAAATTATATAAAAACAAACCTGAAAAAGTAAAAGAAATATTAGCTCTTGATGACAAAGCTATAAATAAAAAAATATCTGACCGTAGAAAAACTGAAAAAGTAATGGCAGATTTTGAAAAACGTCAAAAAAAAATGATAGAAAAAAGAAATATGATTTTGAAACAAAAACAGGTTTAAGAGGAGAAGAAGCTCAACGAGTTTTTTTTGAAAAAACAAATGAAAGAAATAGACTTAGAAAAAAAGATGCAAATACATTTTTTAGAAATTTAAGAGATGGTAAATCTTTACTGTGGGAAGATTTGTTAAAAAGAACTTCTATTTCAAAAGACCCGCCTTTTAAATTAGATAAAAAAATTATTAAAAGAAAAAAATACAAGAAGGAAGAAACACAAAAACTTGTTTTGACAGATAAAAATGGAAACAAATTTAGATACGATTCTTTAGTAGAAGATATTGGTAAAGCAGGTTTTGATCCCCAGAATGTTTTAAGACCCTATGAACAAAAAGCTTTTTTGTATAGAGAAAATTTAATGAAGCCAATCATAGAAAATGCAGATAAAGTATTAGGAGCAAGAGATAACCCTATTCATATTCATCACTTAGAAGGCTTCAATAAAAATCCTTTTAATGTTCAACTTACTTTCGCAGATCAAAACTTAATGGAAGGTAGAAACAGAGTGAGTTTAAATGCAACTTTTAATAATTTACTAAAACAAGAAAAAATAAAATCAGGTTCAAATCTTAGTGGTCTTCTTAATTACAATAGAAAAAAACAAGCTTTAACAAAATTTTATGATTCGCTAGGACCAGACATAGCAACGCAAGTTGGTAAAAAAGAAGTAGGTACAAGACCTTCATTAATTGACATGTTAAAAAAGAAAAACATTAAAATGTCACCAGAAATTACACAAAGAGCCATGCAACTGGGTGCAAACCCAATGGCTGATCCATCTCTATTAAAATATGCATTACAAATTGCAGGCACACCATTAGGTGCAGGAATTTTGACAGCAGGTTTTGGTGTTGATCCAACTTCTGCAATTGATAGATCTACACTTGCCGCAGAAGCTGCATTTGCTCCAGCACTTGTTAAAGGTGCAAAACAAGTTGCTACAAATCCATTAACACAAAGAATTTTAAATCTAGGTCTGTCACCTAAAATGGCTATGCGTGCAGCAAGAATCGCGTCACCACTTGGTATTGCATCTTTGGGAGGAGAAGCTTTATATCAATATGGTAAGTTTACAAAAGGTGAAATAGAAAAATTAAAAAACATGGAGCCTGATGAAAGAAAAGTTTATCTTGAAGCTTTAATGGATGAAGGTGGCTTAGTTGAATAAATACCCAAAGAAACACTTATTGCCCCCTGAAGCCGGACCCCTGCCTCAGGGCTTGAATATTAAGTATAATACTGTTAAAACAGTCAAACAATCTGGAGAAAAAATAAATGGCGGATATAGACAAAGCACTTCCAAACGAAGTCAGAAAAGAATTTAATCTTCCTGGACAAGAAGAAGTAGAAGAACAATTAATTGAAGAAACTGAAGCACAAGAAGAATCCCTTGGGCCAGTTGATATTCAAGAAAATGAAGATGGATCAGTTGATATAAATTTAGATCCAGAAGCAGCGTCACCTGAAGGTGGCGAAGATCATTATGCAAACCTTGCAGATTTTTTACCTGATGATGTATTAGGAAGATTAGGCTCAGACTTAAATGGTAAGTATATGGATTATACTTCATCAAGAAAAGAATGGGAAAAATCTTATACTCAAGGTTTAGACCTTTTAGGATTTAAGTATGATAATAGAACTGAACCTTTTCAAGGAGCTTCCGGAGCCACGCATCCGGTATTAGCAGAAGCAGTTACACAGTTTCAAGCATTAGCTTATAAAGAATTATTACCAGCGGATGGACCTGTTAGAACACAAGTAATGGGTTTACCAACTCCTGAAAAAACACAACAAGCAACACGTGTTAAAGATTTTATGAATTATGAAATCATGGAAAAGATGAAAGAGTATGAACCAGAGTTTGATCAAATGTTATTTAATCTACCTCTTGCAGGTTCTGCTTTTAAAAAAGTTTACTATGATGACATGGAACAAAGAGCAGTATCAAAGTTTGTTCCAGCAGATGATTTAATTGTTCCGTACACAGCTACCTCATTAGATGATGCGGAAGCAATTATTCATCGTGTAAAAATTTCTGAAAACGATTTAAGAAAACAACAAGTAGCAGGTTTTTATAGAGATATAGATTTAGGAAAACCAACTGCTGGTGAATCAGATATTGAAAAAAAAGAAAGAGAGTTGGAAGGTACAACTAAATCAAAAGAAGAAGATGTATATACAATATTAGAATGTCATGTGGATTTAGATTTAGAAGGTTTTGAAGATCCTGATCCAGAGACTGGTGAGCCCTCAGGAATTAAAATACCTTACATTGTAACTTTAGAAGAAGGATCACGTGAGATTTTATCTATTAAAAGAAACTATGAAGTAGGTGACCCACTAAAGAAAAAAATACAATACTTTGTACATTTTAAATTTTTACCAGGACTAGGTTTTTATGGTTTTGGTTTGATTCATATGATTGGTGGATTAAGTAGAACTGCAACAAGTGCACTTAGACAATTACTAGATGCAGGAACTTTATCTAATTTACCTGCTGGATTCAAGCAACGTGGTATTAGAATTAGAGATGATGCACAATCAATTCAACCTGGTGAGTTTAGAGATGTAGATGCACCTGGTGGAAATTTAAGAGATTCATTTATGATGTTACCATTTAAAGAACCATCACAGACTTTGTTAAGTTTGATGGGTGTTGTAGTAAACGCCGGTCAAAGATTTGCATCAATTGCAGATTTACAAGTTGGTGACGGAAATCAACAAGCGGCAGTTGGAACTACGGTCGCTCTTTTAGAGCGAGGAAGTAGAACTATGTCTGCGATTCACAAAAGAATTTACTCAGCTCTTAAAAATGAATTTAGAATTATGGCTAGAGTATTCAAGTTATATCTACCACAAGAATATCCGTATGATGTAGTTGGGGGTCAAAGAATGATTAAACAACAAGACTTTGATGATCGTGTAGATATATTGCCAGTTGCTGACCCTAACATTTTTTCTCAAACACAGCGTATTTCCCTCGCGCAGACGGAACTCCAACTGGCACAATCAAATCCACAAAT